ACTTCTAGTTCTCCAGGTGTTAACTTATCAGCTACGTTTGGTAGCGACTTGTCTATTTCTGCCATTTGTAATTTTCTCCGATTTTACTGTTCTAACAGTATTATAGTTAATATTCAAGCCCTGTGGGTTAGGACCTCTTAAAGGTGGTACTGTTAATGTTAGTCTTTTAGGTTTAATCATTTTTTAACCTTTCCTCCTCTTGCCAATTCTAATATTCCATCGCTTGGTCCTCTATCGTATTCATTAGGCATAACAGGTCTTGCTCCTTTTGGAACAATATCTTTTGGTTCATATGTAGGCATATTTCTTAACATATATTCTTCTTCTATTTCATAATTAGGTTTTTTAGCAGATATGTTTCCTAGTAATTCTAATTCTGAATAAGATTTATATTTACTTAAAGGATCCTCTGGTTGTAACCTTGTTCCAGCAATTTGATTTACATATTTTCCATAAGTTGAAGACACAGGTTTTTCTATAGGTCTATTATGAATAGGTCTGTTCATAAATTGAGATGCTTTTTCTTTCCATGTTTCAGGATCACCAAATTCTACAAATCCACCTTCTTTCATTTCAATACGATCTTCTTCTGCAATTGGAGAAAATCTTTCTTTAACATAATCTAATATTTTTTCTCTTTCTTTTTTTGTTGTAAGTTTTTCTTCTTCTAGTTGTTTTTTAATTTTTTTTTCTTCTGTAGCAATTTTTTGTTTTTCAATTTCTGTCACTGGTTTAGATGTATCTACTGGGGGTAATATATCTAATCCTGGAGTATATTCTCCACTTGCTAATTCTTCTGTTCTAATTCTTTTTTTAATTTTTTTTGTTTCAGGAGTTGTTCTATATTCTTCTCTTATAGATTCAATAATAGGATCTACTCCAAGAAAAGAACCCACTGTTTCTGGTAAAGGTTTTCCTTCTTTATAAGATTCAACAACATCATATGTACCAACAGCGGTTCCAAGAGGCCCCAATACTTTTAAAGTAGGAGATAAAATTTTTCCTTTTTTAACTTCAGATGCAATATCTATTAAATAATTTCCAAGAGTTTTTTGTCCAGGAATGATTTCAGCATATAAACCTTTTGAAGATTTTTTTAATTCTTTTTTTGAAGGTTTTAAGGAACTCATTATAATCCCATTAAGTAATCTAATCCAGCAGACCCACCTTTTGCAAATTCATCTGGTTTCTTTTTAAATGGAATAATAACACCTTCTGGTTTTAATTCTGGTGCAGATTTAATTCCTAAAGAATCTAAAATGTTTTCAATATCTGTATTTCTTTTTTGTAATTGTTGAAATTGTTCATAAGCTATTGAAGTTCCACCTTCTTCATCTACTTGAGATAATAATTTTTTATTTTTATTATATTCTTCAATTAGTTGATCCGGGTCCCTATTTCGATTTACTTTAGCTGTAATACTAGTTACCTCAGCTTGTTTTGGTTTATTAATTCCAAATTCTTTTTCAGCTTTTATAGCTTCCTCTATTGATGTAGATCCTGGTAATCTATTTACATCAGGTTCAAATTTAAATTTAGATCGTGCTAATTTTTCAGCATCAACTTCAGATGTTAGTTTTCTAAGATCAGGAACTAAACTATCTAATTGTTCTAATGCATCCTCTCCATAAATTTGTCTAAATGGATCTATTGGTTCTTTCATATTAATTGCATCTTCAACTGTTATATTTTTAATTTTACCCGCTTTAATATCGTTAACTAAAATTTGTCTAGTTGTCGCTCTAACTAATCCTTCATCTTGTAATTTAGATAAAGATACTTGTGATGATCCAATATCTTTTAATACATCACCAAGAGTTTGTTTTTCTAATTCTTTTCCTCTTTTTTTTAATTGATTAATTCTTGATTCTATGTTTCCAACCATTGTTCCTGGAGGACTTGTTTGTCCTGCTTCTTTTAATAATTGACCTATACCTTCTTTTGACAAAGGTTCTTTTGTTGTAATACCAATTACTTCAGCTTCAATCTTTTCTGGTTGAACTTTATTTTTTAATCTTCTTAAATTTCCTTCAAATACTAATCGTTCTCCATCATTCATTTTTGTAATTTCAGGAATAAGTTCTTTCATTTCATTATATGCATTTTGTGCAGCATCATCTGATGCAGCTTCTATATTTAAATCTTTTGAAACATATTTTTGAAGTTTATTACTTGGAAGACGAATTATATTTGTTTTTGAACCAATTGTACTTGCAATTGCTTTTGATCCGTACAATGCTTTAATTAACTCTAATAAACTTTTCATATTATATTCTTCTAAAATTAGTTAAATCAGCTAATGTATAATTAGATAATGAATTTATATCTGGATTTTGAAAAACTGTTTTAGTTGTAGGTACTCGTAATAAATTTTCTAATCTTATTCTCATAGCATCAGAAGTATTGTCTCCAGTGTTTGCATTAGATAATGAATTTATATCTGGATTTTGAAAAACTGTTTTAGTTGTAGGTACTCGTAATAAATTTTCTAATCTTATTCTCATAGCATCAGAAGTATTGTCTCCAGTGTTTGTATTATATAATGGAGCATAAGATGGTAATGTAGTTATACCCCCATCATTATTTGGACTTTGTGTTGAACTTTGAACAGAAGAAGTTTCTTGTGTATCATCATTTGGTCCTGTTACTCCTCTATTCGCTGCGCTTATTGCATTAACTGCAAGACCTGCAACAGGTCCAAGAGCAATACTTGCAATTGTTGCCATTGGATTGTTTATTGCTGTTCTTGCCATATTTGCTAATGCATTCATAACTCCTGCCGTTGTAGATGTTGATTGAGCTGCTGCAGCTGTTGCTGCATCTTCTTGATCCGCTTGTGCTTGAGTTGATATATTGTCCGCTGATATAGATTGTGCATCTGCTTGAGCTGATGCTTCAGCTTCTCCTACTGTTCCACCTTGTGTTCCTGGAGCGTCTCCAGTAGATTCTCCAGCAGCTCCCGGCCCTGGCCCTCCGTGTCCAGATCCTTCATCTGATCCTCCTGGGCCACTATCTCCTTGTCCACCATCTCCTGGACCTCCGTGTCCACTTCCATCGTCTGATCCTCCTGGACCACTATCTCCTTGGCCACTGTCTCCTCCTGAATCTCCACCACCATCCCCTCCACCGCCGCCATCTCCACCAGATCCTCCTCCAGATCCTTGTAGTGATGGAAGTCCAAATGGACCTCTGTTAGGTTTACCTTTTAATGAACCATATAAATTTAAATCTATTAAAATTTTTTCTTCGTCTTTTGTAATATATGAAAGATGTGCTATTGGATGATCTTTAGATGATCTCCATTTAACTGGAGCATTAACTGTTTTTTGTTTTCCTAAATAATTTAAAACCCCACCTTGTGTGACAGGTTTTGTTTTACTTGGTTTTTCAATATTGATGTCGTATCTAATTTTTTTTTCAATCATGTTAATAGTACGTCTTGTTATTTCGGATTACAGGTTCATCCTTATAATCTTCAGGATGATCTATAAAACCACCTTGTCTAAAACGCATAACTGCTTGTGTCATAGAATCCACAAGATCGTCATGATCACCATAAGGAAATGCAGCACATTCTTCAATTACCTCTTGTGCAAATTCTTTATCTGTCGGAGCCCATATTTGACCCGATTCAAATAAAGGTGCAACAGAGTTAACTCTGGAATGCTTATCATTACCCCTAGATGGGGTATAGTTTATAACAGGGATACCCATTTTACGCAATTCATATGTTAATGGTAGTCCTGAAGCTTTTGCCTCAACTAACACAGTTTCTGGTTGCCAATACTGATATTGCTGATATGCTATCCTTCGAAGCTCAGGAAATTCAAATCTATCTTTTATAGCATCTAGCAAAATAAGTTGTGGTCCTGAGTCTTCATTATTATAGAAAACTCCCCACGTTGTTATCGCTGAGTAATCGGCAGTTTCTTTTTTCATAAACGCCGTATCATAAGATTGAATTACATGTTGAAGTGGTGGAATATATTCCTTATCCCATTTCTGCCACCACTCTCGTTTTATAATTGCACCTTCTTCTGAAGTTGGATTTTGCATCCATTGCGCATTCCATTTTTGTAAACTAATAGATGA